AGTTGATGGAGTCCCACGGAGAGGTGCCCCAGAACGCACAACGAGAACCGGAGAGCGACGAGGCGCCCCAGCTGCCCCCGAGGCGGACGGCGCGGGTCTCCGGGCCATAGACCTGGCCGCGCCCTTCGGTCTCCGTGCCACTGGTCCAGGCCGATGCAGCGGCTGCTGTGCAGGTCTCCTGCCCCCACTGCCACAGCGTTCCAGTGGCCTGAGCTAGCCCGAACTTGCTCACCCGTTCCCACTGCACCGTGCCGGGGTCAGAACCCCTGCTGCTGGCCTCTGGGGCGCCATAGGCAGCCGCGCTGAACTCGTCATAGGTGGGCAACCTTTTGCCAAAGCTCCTGGCCACCTCGGTGAACACGTACCACTTGCCGTTGCCATAGGCCGTGCTGCCGTTGCCGCCGTACTGGGCAGGCACCAGCGGCGGGCTGCTGCCATCGGCAATCGTCAGGCCAATGCGGCTGCTCGGCACAGCAGAGAAGGTGCTGCCTGCATAGCTGGTGGCGCCACAGAGGTAGAGGTCCACCCAGAACCCTCCCTCAATGCAGGCCATGCCACGTGGATCCGGGCAGCTTGGCCGGTAGGTCAGGTCCCACAGACTGAACTCCAGGATCTCCGCTGCGCCGGTGGGGCTGCCGTTGTTGAACGCCGTCGGCCGGCCGCTCGGGATGTAGTGGAAGCCCCCCACAATCGAGCCACCAGTAGCTCCTGCAGGTGCTGTGGTGAAGCTGGCATCGGCCACCAGGGCGCCGGTGCTGGGGTGCTGCCAGATGGCGTAGTCGGTGTTGTTGGTGAAGCTCCCCGGCATCGTCACCGCCGTCGCAGCGGCGTAGAGGTGGCCGTTCAGCACCGCACCGGCCACAACGCTGATCGTGGTGGCAGCAGTCTTGTAGAACAGCGAACCGCGATACAGCGCCGGGCGGCGGTTGTAGAGCACAGCGCCGCCCGTGGCCAGGGCTGCAATCGCTTCTGCCGTGCGCAGCGGGGACATCACCTTGTCAGTAACAGTCCCGGCTTCTGCTTCGGCTTGAGTAGCAAAGACAGGAGGAGGAGACAGCACCGCAATGGCCTGAGCCGTGCGCTGCGGCGTCATCAGCTTGGCGCCCTCAGTCCCAGCTTCGGCTTCAGCCTGGCTGGCCACATCGGCGCTGATTGTGCGGTTGGCGGCCAGATCGCCGCCGCCACTCAGGCCCGTACCTGCGCTAATCGCCCGAGAAGACGGGACTGAAGTCGCCGTAGTAGCGAGATCATCAACGTTGATTGACTGCGTGCTCGACTCAATCGAGTCGGCTTTGACTTTTCCGTAGGCCATTAGAAGATCACCCAGGTGGAGTTAGCGGAGATTGTGAAAGTCACGCCCGCATCAATGGACACAGGCCCAACCGATGAAGCGTTTCTTCCTGCAGCAAGCGTGTAGTCGGCAATGATCACCTGGCTATTTTCAGCCACTACACCACCGCCGCCACCTCCAGGTGACAAGGCGGCGATTGCTTGTTTAACCCTCAGCGGGCTAGTCCAGGTCGTGTTGTCAATCCCAGCTTCGGCCTGAGCTTGTGTGGCAAGCCCCAAGAGCTTCACATAACGATCTTCTGAATTGTTTGGAAAATAACTCAGCCAATTCCACGTTGCTCCCGCAGAGGTGTACCGCAGGCGAACAGTCAGTCCCGAATCCCCAACGAAACCCGATGGGACACCCGCCAATGGCGTAAATGATTCAATCCCCGTGCTATTGCCAACCTCGATGTAATCGTCGCTTGCTGGGCTGGCAGGTATTGACGCGACGTTTGGCACAAGACTGAAAAGCACAGCTGCCGAGACAGAAGCGATCGCCTGGTCCGCCTTGGTCTCTGCGTCGCTCGCTGTGGAGACAGCAGTTGCCGCGTCAGCAGCGGCCGCGTTTGCAGTAGTAACAGCCCCTGCTGCAGTTGAGCTCGCCGCGTTGGCAGTTGAAACAGCAGTGGCAGCAGTTGCCGAAGCTGCGTTCGCCGTAGATGTCGCCGAAGCAGCAGCACTTGTTGCAGAGGATGCCGCAGCCGTCGCAGCATTTGCAGCAGCAGTTGCCGCCGCGGCATCAGCCGAGGACTGAGCGCCTTGATCGGCCCCCTCCTGGTTGAGGTAAGTATTGAAGAGTGTGTCGTTGTTGAGCTGATCAGCTGTCAGGAGAGATGACGCCTGAAACGTGACATATGACGAACCTGAAGGCGTGATCCTCTGGACCTTGACCCACTCGCCACTCGAGATCCCCGCAGCCAGACGAGCGACCGTGCCATTCGAAACAAAGTCCCACTGCGCAGGCCGAGTCAGCTCAGTCCAAGTGACACCAGAGTCTGCACTCTCATAGACGTGAATATGCGACGGCTCTAGGTACGGGATGGGATTCCCCGTCGTTGAAGTCAGCGGGAAGTCAACAGTGCCAGCAACGCCAGCCGTGTAGACATTCCCGCTGTATGTGAAGGAAGGCGCGGACATAGTGCGCTAGACACTTTCCTCCACGGTAACGCTAGAAGCCTTGACGGGCACGCTCAAAGAGTGCATCAAGAGCTGACAAGTCTTGCTCATATGACATGTCATTGGCGCGAGCTTTCTGCCTTGCTGTCTCCAGGAACGAGCGGCGTTGCAGAAGGTTTGTATTGCGCATCGACAAATTATCTAGCGCCTGATTCATGTAGGCACTCTTGACCCTGCTGAACTCTGACTCCACCCCATCGCGCAGTTCTGTCAACGCTCCGTTCTTATTCCTGATGTACGACTGCACCTCAGCCGTTCCATGGAACTGGTTCACCCACTCAGCAAACGTCAGACCATTCAGCCGGATGCTCGCCATTTCCCTGTTCAACGCCTGCTGCTCTTGATTCGTCAGCCGCATCCCCTGAGGCTTCGCCTCCCGGTAGCTGCCCATGATCTCGAAGATCTTTGTCCAGGTCTGATCCGCACTCTTCTGCCCACGCGGTAGAAACGGGATCGCCATCTGGAACGGATTAAGCCCCGTAGCACCCACACCTGGGTAAACCGGCACCGGCAGACCCGTGACCTGATCAATCAGGTTTGGCGTTGTATTCACACCCGGAATCCGATCAGCAAACCTTGCCAGGATCCCGGTGCCGAGGCTGTCCTCGTGTACACGCATCACCTCAGCGAATGACGCGCCGCTGTACGCCTTGCGATACGGATCGTTCGCCTTGTCCAGGAAGTTCAGCAGGCTGCCGAAGGGCGTCTGCGTCGCCAC